GATGCCGCGCGGAAGCTCTTTTCGATGTATGCCTGCTTCATGGCTCCCGATCTCCGTCCAGCTCGCCGCCGATGACGTCCGGCAGCTCGTCCGGTTGATGATTCGCGTCAGGCTCCCCAGGTGGACTTCCGGCCCGGCGCTGCGCGGCCTGGTCGCGCATGAGATCGACCGTCGCGTTGGCTGCGTCCAGCCTGGCCTCGGCTTCGGCCAGCGCGCGCTTCAGCTCCGGCAGCTCCTTTCGGTAGGTCTGCAGCTCCTTCAGCATCGAGATCTGGCCCGCCGTGATCTGGCCGAGCCGCTGTCCTGTCTCTCGGACCAGCGAGCGCAGCTCCTCGTTTTCCGCCTTGGCGATGTCGAGCAAGTGCCACTCGCGCTCCTGAAACCAGGATTCGAGCAGGACGATCAGCTCGTCGATCCTGTCCTGCTCCCACTCCGCATCCTTGGCCCGCACGACGAGCCGCGTGATCAGATCCGTCGCCACGCGCTCCTCGGCCTGCCGCAGACGGAGCCCGAGCGCGATGGCCGAGTCGAGCTTGGGTTTCACGAAGGCCGGGCGGCCGTGGACAGGCGGCTGTTCGGTGGGAGTCTCCCAGTACGGCTTGACGCCTTCGAGCAGGCCGAGGGCGTGGCCCCACTGCCCGTCGAACAGGACGGCGAAAGGGTCGAGAAGGATCGCGCGCGGCGCCTTGCCGAAGTGTGCAGCCTCGACATAGCGGTCAAGCCCGTGCACGGCCAGCCACTTCACGACCAGGTCCTCTGGCATGGCGGTCCAGACGTGGACGCGGTAGCCTCTCTCGCACAGTGCCTTCAGGAAGTCACGTACGCCAGGCCGCACGCTCGACGGCTCGTCGGGCATGTGGTCTCCGATTTCGTTGAGCAGAACTCCTGGCAGATCGATCACAATCACGGGCTTGTCGGACATCACGTCCTCCGCGGTTAGAGAGTGCCAGCCAGCCGCCGGTAAATGACCTCTGCCCGCTCGCGCCGGTCCGTGAAGGACCAGCAACCGTCACTTCTGATAGTTGCGACCTTGGTCATCGGCACGGGCTCGCCTGGCCCGCCTTCGCAGATTCCATCGACGGCTTCGTCACGACCGACCTTGCGGGCGAAGTCGATAAGCGCTGCGCGGTCCGTGCATAACACCTCGAAGGACGGATGCTTGTTCCACGGCGTACCCTCGACAACGGCGATGCTGCCCGGCGCCTGGTGGCAGACCTCTGTCGCCCACAGCCGCTCCCACTTCTTGAAGAGAGCGATCTCGCCGGGCTCCGGCTTGACAGCGACTCCGCTCGTGACCAACTCGTACAGCTCGAAAAGGTCGACCGGCTTGATCCGTCGCGGCTCGTCGTAGGTCTTCTCGGGCAGGGCGTCGTGCCAAGGCCGGAAGCAACCGCGCAGACTCTTGATGATCCCGGAGTAGGTCCACGCGACGAGGGCGCCGTTCATCACTTCGATGAGCGGCGCGAACTCCAGCAAGACCGGTCGCACGCTGTCGGCCAGCGAGACGGTGTAGCGGTTCTTGACGTAAGTGTCGCGGTAGAGAACCACGGGCTCAAGCCCGAGACTGGTCGCAAGAATTTTCGCGAGCGAGGTCGTCCGCAGCTTCTCTGCGACGGTCTGGTTGAGCGAGTTGAATAGCCACGCCTGGGGGTCAGCAAGCCCACGATGCGAGCGAGTGCGTCGCAGCTGCGACCGCGGCACGCGCATCGCGAGGTGAACGAACAGGCTATCTGTCTTCCGGCCACCGATGCCGGTGCAGATGTCAAGAGCAGAGATCCTGGATGGCGTCCGCGTAAGCCGCCAGCCCATCGGCCGCGCGCGAGTAAACTCCAGGAGTTTTGCTCGCCGCAGCGGAGCGAGCGTGTTGTTGGTGAGCGAGAAACCGCGATTCGACAAGCCTTCATCGGCAGCAATCTCGGTCGACGTCGGCCGCACGATAGGCCGGCGGGACCAGACCTCGGCGAGGTTGAGCAGGACCGCGACGGCTTGTTCCCACTCCCACGGAACAGAGAAAATGCGGGCCTTCTGCTGGCTGGCAATGTGAGGCATCAAGTCGGCCGTCTGCGAATCGGCCGCTTGCGCGGGTCGCGCTTGAGGGGTCTCTTCTCGTCGTCGTCCTCGTCATCGTCCTCTGGCTCACCACACACGGCGCCCTCAACCTCCTCTGGCGTCTTGGTGAACTTGAAGCCAGCCGGCAGCAGACCGCGACTGACCGCGCCGGTCAGCTCCGCGAAGCGGCCCTGGATCTCGTTCGCCTTCTCGCGGATCGCGTTGTCGTCAAGCTCGCCGACGACGATGCCGCCGAGTAGCACGCCTTCGAGCGGCTTCCGCGAGATCACGCCCAGGTCTTGACCGGCCTTCAGTATGCGCTCGATAATGTCGGACTTGGCGCGCAGCGCTGTCGGAATCGCGGACTTGTGAGCCTCGCCCTTGTTGATGTCCTCGACAAATTCGTCGAGGTCCTTGATGACGTCGAGCTGCTCGCGGCGGTAGTCGAGGAAGACGTCCATATTCGTCCGACCTCCGACTTCGCTATGCTCCAGCTCGCGGACGAGCCGTTTGATCGCAGGCAGCTCGCGGATGTCCGTCACGTCGTAAGCCGCGAGCATCGCCATGATCCCGTCGTCCGTCTTATGACGCGCGAGCGCACCGCGGACAAGCTCCGCGATCATCCGCTGCTCGGTGATGCCGCGGCGGGCGAAGGTAACCCGGCTCATCAGACCTCCGGGCGCTGCCGGACGACAGCAGGGCGCTGCCGGACGACAGGCCGCTGCCGCGTCTTCGCCGTCTGCTGCGGGGACGACGTTGGCCGGATGCGCTTCGGCTTGCGTTGCGGTTCGACATCCTGTTTCTTCTGCTCCGCGGCCCGCTTCGCCTCGCACCGCTTCACGAACTCGGAAAGATCCTTGTTGCTCGTGCCGAGGTACGCGCTCGCGGCAGCCTGGCACGCGGGCCGGGCGCAATAGTACTGACTCGGCTTGTGCCGCGGCCGGACGAGGATGCAGGGTCCGTGGTTTTCGCGGGCCCGCTTCGAGCGAGTCGCGCCGCAGTTGACGCAGGAGACCTGCCCTTGCTTGGCCATCAGCCCTTGTACTCCTGCGCGGCGCGGTAGAGCTTGGCGCCTTCCTCGACAGCGACGGCGAGACCGATGACGCCGTCGAGCAGCGAGACTGGGAACTGGCTGAAACCGACGCGCCCGCCGATGAGGGCGCCGCCGATCATGCCGTAGTCACCAGCCGCGCCGCCGCGGCTGACCAGGTACTCCAGCGCGCGCTCGCAGGCCATGTCCGTCGTCGTCGCCCAGGCGATGACGCCGGCCGCGATCTGGACCGGGTCCGACAACTCGCTCGTGAAGTCGAAGCGCTCCAGCGAGTTGATGCCCGCGCCAACACCCTCGGTGAGCAAGAGCTTGGCCTCGCCCCAGACCTGGACCTGTGTCTCGCCATCGCGCGTGAGGATGAGGTCCGGCGAGGGGCGCTTCATGTACTCGACGGAGTCGAAGAGAAGGCTGTCTACTTCCGCGACGCCATGGCTGGAGACGAGTCCACGCAGAACCAGCGCGTACCAGACCGCGCACATGAGCGCAGCGGCCTCGAAGGGCGGATCGTCCTGGCGCATCGCCTCCACGGCGAGCGTCATGGTCTCCTCGGCCGAGAGCCCAGCGGATGCGGCGGCCAGCCCGGTCGGCAGCACGCGCAGCACAGGATCGACGGGGCTGGACTTGGCACCGTACACACGGCGGAAGACGGATCGCGACGTGATCGCCCGCGAGGTGTCCCGCAGCACGCGAACCGCGTTGCCTTGGTCGAAGGTCGACGCCTCGGGAAACTTGCGCAGCCCGAGCGGGAAGCTGTCCTCGATCTGCTGCGGCGACTTGCCTTCGGTGAACCGGCCGAGCGCGTTGCCTACCAGCGCGCCGATCCACCCGCCCACGAAACGGTCGTAAGTGTTCATCATCTGCTCCTTCTCCTGCCGCCGCGCTTCTTCGCGACGAGCTGTCTATCGCCTCGCATCTCCGGGAACTTCGGGATGATGGTGTACATCCCGAGCAAGCGCTCTGCTGCGTTCCGACACTTGCTGGGAAGAGCGTGCTCGAATAGCGTGAGCAGTTCTTCGGCCAGCGTTGGCGAGCGGATTTCCACCTCTGCGCACTGCGCTTTCAGGTGACGTTTGACCGCGGCCGGGTACCCGCGAGCGTCGAACACGAGCAACCGTTCCAGTACTCGGCGGTCGGCAAGCGTCAGCTCCGCACCGTCAAGAGCCGCGCGCATCGCCGCAAGAACAATTTGCCTCGGGAGCACTGGGCACCTCTCCAAAGGATGATTCGCAGGCCAAGGATTAAACGGACTACTCGCCACCGACGCCCTCGGCTTCCTGGTATCGCTCGAAACCTTCGCGCGCGCGTGCGATCTGCGCGGGCTCGACGTGTGCACCAACGAAGGACCGCAACGATCCGTCAACGAGCCCGGTCAGGCGGATACAGCTACCAGCCAAGTCCTCGCAGTTGTTCCCGAGCTTGCTCAACTTGCCTTCGAGCCGAGCAAGCCGCGACTCGATACGCCGAATCGCTGCGCACGGGTCGGGAGCGTCAGCCGGTACTGGCGGTCGATCCTCTGGCGGGGCAAGGCACGACTGCAACGTCTTGATCTCCGCAGCGCGAGAGCACGAAGCCTCGTCGGCGCAGATGAGCGCCACCACAACGAGGGCCAGCACAACGAGACACGCGAGAGCGAAGACCACGTCGGCGCGGCTTGGAAGGTACTCTGGTTTCATCTGCTTTTCTCCCAGACGAATCCGCACGCCTTACAGCGGCGGCGGACCCGGAAATAACCCGGGCCGATCTTCGCTGGCCGGTCTGGCGTGCTCGGCGGCTGAAACTTGGTCTGCTCCACCGGGCCCTTGCCGCAGCGCGCGCACTTCTCTGCGAACCGGTCGGTCCCGATGACAGCCATCACTCACTCCTTTCGCCAGATCAGAACACGCTCGTCAACGATGGGGATGAAACGGTTGCCATAGAGCATCCCGGTCCGCGTGGACGCGCTCGCGACGTTGTGCTGGACCTTGACAATCTCGGGCTCACTCGGCTCGCGCCACTCGATGAGGCCACGGTTGAATGCCCAGACGCAGCCGTTGCGACGGAGCGAACCGATGAGGATCGCCAGGTGCCCGCCGTCCGCAACTGCCTCGCTGAAAAGAAGCTCGGCCAACGCGACGAGCGCAGCGCGGAACTCGCGCGGCTTCAACCTGGAAAGGTCGCATTCGCCGTGGCCATAGGTGATCATGTCCGAGTACGGCGGATGACAAAAGACTAGGTCGAAGCGCTGCGCGCCCCACGGCACGGCAAAGACATCCTGCTCCGGCCCGCGCGCGAGATCGAAGCCAGCGTACTCGATACCCAGCTCGCGGCAGACGTCACGGGATGTCCCGCTGCCATCCATCGGGTCGAGCACGCTGGCCGGCGCGAGATAGCAGCATAGGTCCACGACAAGATGGCCAGAGCAGTTGCCGCGGAACTTCTGATCGCCCCACGGCCCGCGCTCCGGGTAGCTCACCACAGTCGTCAACGGCTTGCGCTTCATCTTTACCCCCGATCCTTCGGCTTCGCTCCCATCATCTCGAAGAACAACTCGTCGCTCTCGTCCGCCAGCGTCGTGACCGGCGCGCGGTCTTCGCGGCCGTAGACCGAATCCAAGACCCGCTTCCACGGAAACACGGGACCCGGGTCGATCTTCCGCTCTGGCGCGACGTGCTCGTGCCCGACGATCATCTCGCGCGGAATAGCGAAGCTGTACCCGGGCGGACAAACCATCTCGCGCAGCACGTCGGTCAAGGTCTCGATCTGGTCGTCGGTGTAGCTTTCCCAGTACTCGTACCGACGATCAAAAGGCGCGTGCGAGATCGCGCCGCCGCTGAAGCGCCGCTCGAATAGCGGCACGCCATCCTTCATCGGCGGCCAGACGAAGTACCCATCGCCGCGCCGCACGATGGGACCCCAGTTCTCCAGTTCGATCCCCCAGGTGAACTTGTTGCAGTCCTTTCGGCCGTTGAGCGAAGAAACGCCCGCGTGCCAGGCTTGCCAGTCGAGGTCAACGGACATGATGAGTTTGCCGTCGCGCTGGATGATCAGGTGCGCAGCCGCTCGGGCTTGCGGGTTGGCGAACCACTTGGCCGTGGTCCCGTGCGGCCCGCCAGTGTAGTGGATGACGACGGCAGTCGGGTCGCTCGGCCCAGCGAACGCGCCGCCGTGGTTCGGAGAAGGAACGCGCTCGACGATGAGCTGGCGCAGTGCTTCGCGGACAGCTTCGATCCTCGCCTTGTCTCCCATCCTTCGATCCTTCCGGTCAGTGCAGACCCGGATCGTCGTCGCGGCTCGCGAGATACCGCGCAGCGACCGCACCTGCCACCGACTCCTCGCCCCCTTGGTTCTGCTCCTCTTCGACTTCGACTAATTGCCCGGCCGCGTCAATACGGTACTGCTTTCCATTCAGATCGAGGTTGAACTCGCGCTGCAAGTAGCGCCAGAGCCGCGCACGCAGCTCGTCGATCTTCACGCGTTTCACTTCCAAGTCCGCGCGGTGCTGTTGCAGCTCACGCCGCAGCTCGCGGGCGTGAGCGGGCAGCTCGGAAGCGATGACCTTCAGCTTCATCGCAACCCCCAGAACTCGTCTTCGATGTAGAGCAATGGATACGGCACCGCAGCCCAGATGGTCGACCACCAAATGAGGCCGAGGTCCACGTAGTCCATCGAGTACTTCAGCTCATCGCTCATCGCGTAGCCTCCAGGACATTCCTCACGAGCCGCAAGTCGGACCGCCACTCGCCCTCGAAGGGCCTGCCGGTCGGCCGGAGGATGTAAGCCGGATGATACGTCGGAAAGACGTGACAACCAAAGCGGCGGTCGCCGCGAGTGACGACCTCGAACGGCTGCGGCCGGCCACGCAGCTCTGACATCGACTTCCCGCGAACCAGCTCCGGCTTGCGTAGGAGCGTGCGCGTTGCTGGCAGACCAAAGGCGAGGATCGCAACCGGCATGATCAACCGAATCGTCAGAGCGAGCCGATACCAGCAGCGTCGGATCTCGTCAGGGTGCGGGTCGCGGTTCCGCGGCGGGTGGCAAAGAATCGTGTTTGTCCAGAAGGCCGTGTCTGGGTCGAGGCCCTCCGCAAGCATGACCGTCCTGGCCTTCTGCCCTGCACGACCGATGAAGGGGACGCCACGCTTGTCCTCTTCCTCGCCGGGCGCCTCGCCGACGACCATCCACCTCGCGTCAGGCGGACCATCGCCGAAGACGACGCGCTGCCGACTCGCCACCAGTTCCGGGCAGCGTTCGCACCGCTCGACGTTGCGGCGCAGCCGGTCAAGCGGCGCAAGCATCGAGCAACTCCGACAACTGCGCGCGCAGCGTGCCGGCAAGGAAAGACTTGAAACGCAACCTGCGGATCTCCTGCAGCGCGACTCGGCGGTCCGTGCTCCGCGCGATCCACTCGTGAGGCGCGCTGTAGTTCAGGGCAAGGAGCTTCATCGCTTTCTCGACGGCCTCCTCCTGGCCGAGCAACTTCTTTTGCACGCTCTTCGCGGTGTCGAACGGGCCATCGGGGACTCGCAGCGCGTGTCCCTCCTCCTTGGCCTTCGCGTACCGAACCGCATCGAGCGCGGTGCCATAGGCGCGGATGAGCTTGTACGCCCAGACCTCGCCGATGCCGGCCACGCCCTTGATCCCGTCACTGCTGTCGCCCATCAGTGCGCGCATCTCGATCCACTGCGACGGCCCGACCTCAGGGTACTTCTCTTGGAACCACTCGCGGTCGCGGTACTCGTACAGCTCGCCAGGCTGCGAGTGCCGACGCGAACCGATATTGAGGATGCGCACGCCATCGAAGTCCAGGAGCGAGAGCATGTCGCGGTCGTTGGATACGATCAGGACCGAGCCCAGCTTCGAGAGCCGCCTGGCCTTGGTTGCGATGACGTCATCGGCTTCCCACCCCTCACCGGCCACGGCCTGGAAGCAACCGACCCGCGCGAGCAACTGGTTCAGCAAGCGGCGCTGGTCGTGGACCTCGCGGTGGAAGTCAAGGTCGAGTTCGTTCTTCGGAGCACGCCCCGCCTTGTAGCTCTTATCCATCTTGTGCCGGCGCAGCGATGCGCGCGAGAGATCCGCATCCCAGACGACAACAGGAATCGCGGTCGGCTCCGTCGCGTGGACCTCGACGATAGTGCGGAGCATCCGGTACGCTGCGCCCGTGCTCGTGGTCTCGCCGTCGAGGACAACCGAGAGCCCGCCAGGCATCATCGCATAAGCGCAGCGGTAAAGGACGTTGAGTCCGTCGAAAAGGATCACTGGTCTTCGATCACCCACGGGCACACCAACCGAGCTTCGTGAGCCGATAGCGGCCGCGAGCTTTCTTCTCGACGAACCCACGCTCCACCAGCGCCTTCAACGCGGAGCAAGCGCGGCTGGAAGCGGAATCGTAGTCGACTCCCGCACCCATTCCGATGTCGCCAGGGGTGAGCCCGTCGTTGTCATCGAGGTCAGTGGAGAGCTCTCGGATCGCCTGGAGGACTAGGAGTTGCCAGTCCGTCAGCGATTCAAGACTATCTGCGCGGCTTGACATCCTGCACCTCTCGGATCGGAAGCGCCCGGCACAGCTCATCGGGCGTGACCGCTGCCAGGAACTTGTCGAACAGGCAGATTGACACGAAGCGCGCATCGTTGCCCTGGCGGAAACGGAAGAGCGGGCCGAGCAGCGGAAGGGAGACGATGCCACCCGAGGCGGTCAAGTTACACCAGGTGCGCCAGTCCATGAACAAGAGCCATGGATAGTGAACGCGTCGCACCAAAAGCCACCACTGCCGGCCCACTCCCTGCGCGTTGTTCCGCACCTGGTCAAGCCACGTGAACAGCGGATGCTTCGGCGCGGTCAGCAGTTCGATCAGATCTCCGAACTCACTGTCGCGGGCCTTGCATTCAATCACCACCGGCCAGAGATGCGCGATGCGGCGCGTCGGGATCACGTCACCGGGCCATTCGTGCGGATCGATTCCGCCGCTGCCTGGACTGCGGCGGAAGCTCCGCTCGGTGTGCGGAAGACCCGGTGCGTCGCCCCACCATTCCGAGAGCGCAAGCGCGACGTCACGTTCAAACACACCGCCCTTCTGCGTGCCAGTGCTGGCTCTACTGCGCGGCTTGGCCCTGGGCTTCAGCTTGCGCGGCTTCACGGGTCGATTCCTCCGCTGTCGAAAAGGCTGGCGACATCATCCACTACCTCTGCCAGCAGAGCCACCAACGCGGCCATCAGAGACGCGGTCGCTGCTACGCCCATCGCGGCACATCCGACCATGGTCCGAAGACAGCTGCCTAGCATCACGCGCCCTCCTCGATCCGCGACTCCCCGTCCTCGCGCTCGACCCGGATCACATGATCGAAGTGCCGAGCGACGTCCGGGTCGTGCGACACGGCAAGGATAGTCGAGCGGCGCGAGCGAAGCAACCGCAGCAAGTCGCAGAGCCGGTCCTTGCCTTCCTGGTCAAGACCGTCAAACGCCTCGTCGAGGAAATAGCAAGCAATCGACGCGCCCTCGCGTTCTGCGATGAGATCCGACAGTCCGAAGGACGCGGACAGAGCGACACGCGTTTTCTGCGCCCCGCTCGTCTTCATTCCTTCGTGGCCATCAATACGCGTGCGGATCTCGAATTTGTCTCTGGCCTCGCCCGTCGTCTTTAGCTTGCTGACCGTGTCGTATTCGATCTGAAGCGCGCCATCCGACAGGACGTCGAGGTACTCCTGCGACGCGGACGTGAGCCGCGGCAGGACGTGGTCTATGGCGAAGGACTGAACGCCGCGCGCGCCGAAGCCGTTGACCCAGAACGTGGTCAACTCCAGCATTGACTGTGCCTGCTGCCCTTCCGCCTGCAACCGGCCCACGCGGCGGCGCAACTCGGCAATACGCGCACGCAAGTCCTTGGCCTGGGCTTTGTACGGGTTGGGCGCGATGCGCTCGTCCTTGATAGCCTGCCGCTCTGCGGCGACTTGTTCTCGCAGCCGTTCGATCTCCGAAGCGGTGCGCGCCAGCGCTGCGCGCTCTCGCTCGATCTTCGTCAGCTCGGCCTGCGGATCGCCGGCCTTCTCGATGAAGCCGTTGATCCGCACCTGCTCCGCGCGCACGTTCGCCGCTGCGATGGTCAACTCCTTCCACTTCCGATCCACGGCGGCTAGCGCGGTCTTTGCGTCAGCCACGGCAGTCTCGCGCGCCACCTTCTCCCGCGCGAAGCCGTCGTTGTCCGCGTCGAGATCGGAACCGCAGACGTCGCACCGCCCGGAGTTGGCCGCGTCGAGCAAAGCCTTCAATGCAGTCTTGGCAGCTTCGAGCTTCGCACTGGCCTTGTGCTGCCCGCGCGTCTGCTCTAGCTCTTGCGCTTCGGCTTCGTGCAGTCTCACCGACACCGAAGCGAGCGAAGCCTTCAGCTCGTTCACCTTCTTCAGCCTGGCGTTGATTTCGTCGACCTGTGCGTCGAGAACTACCAGCGCGTCTTCAACTCCGCTCGCCTCCAGCTCCTCGATCCTGGAGTAATGCTCCTCGATTCGTGTCTTGCGACCGTTGATCTTCTCTTCCGCGCGGGTCGCCCACGCATCATCGTTCATCTGCGCGGTCTTCAGATCGTTCATCGCCGTGTCAAACTGCTCCAGCACGGACTTCGACTTGCGGTCCAGCTCGGCGACCTCCAGCTCGAAGCCCTTGCGCCGCTGCGCAACTTCCTTCCGCGCGGCCTCGCAGACTTCGAGTCGCAGTGCGGACCGAAAGATCCGCTTGCGCTCTGCGTCCGTTGTCGCATCCGAGGCAAAGCGCTTGCTATCGCCTTGGCCGAAAAGGATGCAGGTACGGAAGGCCAGCGAGTCGAGCCCGATGATCCTTTCGATCCTCTCCTGGGTCTGCGGCATTCCAGCCTCGGTCAGCTCGACCTCCGATCCATCGGCGTCGGCTTGCCAGAGTCGCAGACGCCCGCCAGTCCGCGTGCGGATGCGGAGTACGCGGTAGTCGAGCGCCGAGTCCACATCAGAGAAGAACAGCTCGGTCTTCGCCTGGTCTGTGCCGACGTGGATGACCTCCTCGGTCTTCTCGCCCGTCACGGTCTCGCCGTACAAGGCCCAGGTTACCGCATCGTAGATCGTGGTCTTCCCGCTGCCGTTGCGGCCGAGGATGATGCAGAGCCCGCGGTCCTTGAGCTGCAGGACTTGCCGCTTGCGGTAGGCAAGAAAACCCTCGAACTCGATCCGGTTCAGCTCGATCATCAGGAGACCTCCATCCAGTCGATCTGCTCCTCGACGCGACTCCCGTCTACCTTGATCTTGGCAATAGCAACTAGGCCACAGCAGGCCTCGCTCACGGCATCGACCATGGTGCCGACGCCTGCCGTGCCAAGCTCAAAGTCGTGAAACTGCGCCGCTCGACCGCATCTCGGACAACGCCCGGCAAGGCCAGAGCCGTGATACGCCTCTGGAGTCGTGACCTTTCGTTCGCTGTGAACCGAGTCTCTCATCGCACATCCTCCAGCACGGCTCGGCCGTAGGCGAGCACATCTTCCGGGTCAAGCTCGCCGAGAGCCACCAGGTCCGAGTTGACGTATGCTTCGATCAACGCATCGATCCCGAGGTGCGTGTCCAGCGCGAGCCGCGCCTTGTGGTGCGCGGTCACATCAACCTCCCATTTGAAGGCACGCGGAACCGAATCCAGCGCGAGCCGTGCGGTCTTCTCGTACTGTTCGCGGTCAAGCGCGTCGAGCGCATGCTTCGGCCCGCTCACACGGAGCCGGACGTACTTCGCGCCGACCTGTGCCGGTTCAGCCAGCGGCTTGACCGCGTCCGCATAGGACGCGTCATGCTCGAAGTCCACGGACGCGAAGCGCGGCCCGTCAAGCTGACGGAACTCCAGGCTCACCTTGCCGGTTGGGAAGGTCTCCAGCAGCCAGACACCGCGCGCACCGCCGACGTCGCCGAAGTCGATCTGCTGCGGCGCCCCGATGTAGACCACGGTGCCGCAGTCGAGGTCGCCGAAGGGCACACTCTCGAATTCCGGCGACGGCTCGATCCGCTCGCCGCTGGGCGTCAGGACTTGCGGCTGATGATAGTGGCCGGACAATACCAGGCGGAAGCGCTTGAGCACGTCGCGATCCAGGCCTTCGGTCATCCAGCTCCCGACCTTGGCGCCTTTGATGTCGTGGTGCAGGAGCAGGATCGTCTTGCTCGGGTCGGGCACGCTCGCGAGGTGCGCGGCCAAGTTCGGCCCGGCCACATCCGGCCGGTCATACCGCTTGGCAACGAAACAGAAGGTCGGATCGGCATCCCATACCGCGGGCTCCTCGTCGCGCGCGATGATGGCGTGCGGCAGCGCGAGCGCACCGAAGACGTCCACCGTTGAGGACGTGGTCAGTCGCCCGGCGGAGTCATGATTCCCGGGCAACAACACCAGCGGGAGCTGGAAGGCATCTTGCAGCTTGTACAACGCACGGCCGATAGTAGTCATGGTCATCGAGTCAACGCGCGGTCGGTTGAAGAGGTCGCCAAGGAAGAGAATCGCCTGGACGCCCTCCTCCTCCGCAACGCGCCAGATTCGCGTGAGCGCCTCGACCGCGTCCACCAGCCGGTCGCCGAGACCATCCTCGTTGTAGACCGAGAGCGGCAACAGGTTGTCCGCGTGCAGGTCGCTGAAGACGAGGTATCGGTTACCGCTGACTGGCTTCGGCCTTGCGTGCTTCTTCGCCATGCTACCACCCCGCGGCGGTACGGACCGCACTTCGGATCTTCTTGTAAAGTTCGCCGCCGCTGGCCTTGTCGAGCCTGCGCAGACCGCGGGCACCTTGCACCTTGAGCTTGCCGAATCTGGCCTCGTCGAAGACAGTCCAGCTCCCGGACTTCGCCGCGAGGTCTTGCACGAGGCAAGCCTCCATCAGCGAGTGTTCGTAGTCGAGGCCACGCGCGCCGTTGATCTTGTAAGTAGCCCGCTGGAACGGCTGTGCCACCTGGTTCTTCACGACCTCCGCTTCGACCTTCGCGCCCACCTTCCGACTGCTCTCCCACTCGGTCTCGGGTCTCGCCTGAAGGATGAGCGAGGCATAAAAACGGGGCGCGTTGCCACACGTCGAGTCTTGCTGCGCGCCGAAGCTGGTGAGCTTGGTCCGAAGCTGCGACACGAACAGGAGCGAGAGCGAAGTCTGCGCGATCTTCGGGATGACCTCGCGGAGCAGGGCTGACATGATCGCGGCCTGCCCGCCGACTCTCGGCGCCGTGCCCTTCTCGACCATCTTCTTGAGCGGCGTATC